ACTTCTTCGCCGAGACCTTCGGCCGTACGGGCTTCACGCCCTGGAGCGAGAGCATGGAATCCGCCCGCTCACGTTCCTTGTCGATCTGGGCCAACGCCGCCTTGTACCGATTTCGGTACGTAGCGAGCTCAGCCCGCAGCCGTGCCAGCTCGGCGTCGGCCTGGAGCTGCGTCGCGTCAGCGAGCGACTCGGAAACTTCGTCCTCTCGCGTTCGCCTGCGAGCCATAGCGTCACCTGTTTTTCGCCTGCAAGTTTCCAACCTCTTCGATCTGCCGCCGCCTTTAGAGCACGGTAGAACGCACGCTTTTGATGGACCGCTGGGTCGAACTTGCGCCGCAGTGCTTCAAGTTCTTCCTGGGCTTCCGCCGGCAGTCGCTGAATCCATGACAAGCTGCCCGGCGAAGCATTCGCCACGCTGTGCAAAACCTCGTCAGCAAAGCTCGTGGCCTTTGCCATGCGTCACTCCTTCGAGCTCATCGTGTAGAGCATCGCCAACACCCGCCGCTGCACTGTCGCCAGTTCGGTCACAGCCTCTTCGCTGATGTTTGGCCCCAGCGTGGCGTGTGCGAGTTCGTGCAGGATCGTCTCGACGCGAGACCACCCACGGGATCGCTCGTCAATCAAGATGCGGGGGCGAGCGGCACCGTCGAAGAACGTCCACCCGGCCGCGTCACCCTTCAACTTGGTGAATCGCAGCAGCCAGCGTTTGCCGTCGATGGTGATCGAGTGGTCTTCCGGCACGGGCCTTCCCTTTCGCCCGTCACACTACCGGCGGCGTCAACTCTGGGGCGTCTCTTTGCCCCACTTCCCGACCGGGCACTCGGAGTCGGCCCACGACAACTTCGACACGTACTGCTTCGCCCGCACCACTGGGCAGCCGCATTTCTGGCACGCGTTGTCCTTGAAGAACTCGCAGGCAGTGCAGAGGTCGTGCCGGCGGATGATCTCCTCGTCGCTCGCCATCGGCATCCCGGCCGCGACGTGCTTTGCGGATGCAGCGGCGAAGTTTCGGACCTGGGCGAGGAATGAAGGGGCGTCTGGCGCAGGCGTGGCCTGAATTGCGTGGGGGCCACTATATCTAATTACATAGCCGGGCATTCCTAAACCTGCGTAAAAGTCCAGCTAAGCTCCATCCTCATTCCAGATTCCTCATACATGCCGCTGAAGCTTATGGGCCTACACGTCCCGCCAGTGACGATGGACGGAGGAAACAATATCGACCCCAAGCCTGAAAAGCCTCCACCCTGACAGCCTGGATGAGTCACCACTAAATCAACGCGAAAAAGCTTGGGGTCTGATCCGGCTTCGCAAAACAGGTATGGCTGGGCTTCAGCAGTAGCGCCGCCAGCCAGTTCAAACGTCACCGGGCTGCCCGTCTTAAACGCGAAAGGAAACGTAAATAACGTGGTTGCCGACACTTCTGGAATTGCGTACGAGCCAGCGCAAGGAAAAGAGCTATCGAGCGTGTACGTCCCTGAGACAGAAGCAAGAATCGACGCGATCGTGCTACGCGAACACTCACACTGCGGTGGCGCGCAGCAACACGCCGCCCCGCTGGCGAGCACGCCGTTTTGCAGCAGCAGTTTGCCGCCTTCGTTGATGAGCGCCATCAGGAAGCCGCCGTTGAGCAGGTCGTGACCGAGATCGCAACCGTGCCAGCCGTAGACGCAAAGAACACGCCGACGTTCTTGCGGCTGAACGACAGCGAGGCAGTCCCAAGACTCGCGCCGACGATGACGCTCTCGGTCGGCGGCGTCAGCGTGAACTTGTTGGTACTGGCGGAAGCGAACGCTACGACCGGCAGAGTGTTGAACTCAATCGACGAAGTCGTGAGAGTCGCCGCAGTGAACGCATGGGCAAGCTCCATCTGAGCCTGCACCAAAAACCACGCCGTGCCGTCCTTTGCGACCGCACAGTCTCTGGTGCCGTTCTCGGGTAGCGGCAAAAACAGGTTGGTCGCGCTGACCGTGTTGGGCGTGGTGGTCTGGTACTTGAATGTGACGATCTTGGGCGAACCAACGGGCCAGTCGCCGGAGTAGGTGCAGACGCGGAAGGGCTTGTCTCTGCGCTGCTCAAGCACCGGATCAAACGTCAGCGGACTCGCCCGCCTGGGCTCTTGCTCGACCGCCTGCACCACGCGGGCAATCCGCACCGCACTGCGAACGTCAAACTGGGTGAGGTCGGCCATGAGACTAGATCGCCGGCGGTGTCACGGGTGGCGTGCCGAACAGCGACGCGAAGTTCAGTTCAGGACTTACGCGACGGTTCAGGATCGCAGGCACGCCAAGTGTCAAGCCGCCAGACCCGTCGAGCCCAACCGGATTCGGGCTGGCGATCCACTCGCTGTTCTCGAAATCAAACACCATCGCCCTGCGCTTTTGCCCGCCGCCGAGAAAATTCCATCCGATGTCTGGCAGTTGAAGGTTGTGGCCGCTCTGCCGGTAGTGCAGTTCCGCCGTCGCCTGCCAGTAGCTCGCCAGCGTCGCGCCGAACTGCTCGCGGGCTGTCGTCACCTTGACCTTCTGAACCTTGATCGCGTGAGCCGGGCAGCCGAGGTACGTGGCGTTATTGACGCAGTTCTGCGCCGCGTACCAAGAGTTCGGGAACGTGGCGAAGTTCTTCGACACGGTCGCCACCACTGTCGATTCCTGCGTCACGAGACCGGGGAAATAATCGTAGGCTGAGTTCGTCAACGGTCGCAGTGTCGTGCCGTCATAGTAGGTGAGCGCGGGAATCTCGCCGGGCTGCGAGTCAAAGTCCCACACAGCCGAACGATTCACTGGCGTCACGAGTTCGTCGGCCGTCACCACGCCGTACTCGAAGAGCACATGCGTGTGGTACGGCGAGCCGTCAAAGCCCTCCGTGAGCTTCATGCTCCGTACGCGGTGGTCAACGTACGTCGGGTGAGCAGAGCCCAGGTCGATGCCGAGGTGCGTGAAAATCTCGTTCTCGGCGGTCGGGGCCGTGATCGTGTCATCGCTGAGGATGCAGACAAACTCACGCGTGAGCTTGCGAGGCTGACCGATGGCGTACTCGGCTTTACGCGGCAGTTCTTTGGATGAGACGACGCCCATGATTAGCCTTATGGAAAAATGGTGGCAGGCTGGCCGAGCCGGTTCAGGTCGCGGTCGATGCTCGCCGCAATGCGCGTCATGACCTTGTTCAGCGAACGCAACTGGATGAGTTGCGGGTCTTGCTGCTGGTTGAACAAGTCGAGAACAAGCTGCTGCCCTTCCTGCGTCCGCACGTCGGCGGTCTGCACCTGACGCGGGCCGAGCGTGTTGAGTGCGGCGAGGCGTTTTTCTTGGCGGTCAAACTCTGCTTGCTGTGCCTTCGCTTGTTCCTCTGCGAACTTCTGCTGCTGCTGAAAGATTTCCTGCTGTTGTTTCGCTTGGGCTTCGGCGAGTTGCTTTTGCCGGTTTTGCATAAACTCGCGCTGCGCGGCGGCACCGCTGGCAATGTCGCGTTCTTTCGCCTCGACTTGGTCGAGTTGGGCGATTCGCTTGTTCGCTGCGGCGAGGGCTTCCTTGTCACCCGCCTCACGGGCCTTGCGGGCATCTTCTTGAGCGCGAGCGATTTCCGCCTCGACCGCCTGGAGGTTTTCTGCGGCCTTGATGCGGGCATTGTCACCACCGAACTCTTGCTGCTTGATGAGGTCGTTGACGGTCTTTTCTTGCTGCTCACGGAGCTTCGTCGCCTCGTCCTCTCGCTTCTTGCGCTCATCTGCGATTTTCTTTTCGCTTTCGATCCGCTTGTCGAACAATTCCTGCTGCCGCTTGACTTCGGCCTCGTAGCCTTCCTTGTTCAGGATGCCGTCTTTGACTTGCTCCTGTGCGGCAGCGATGCCAGACGCCAACTGCTCGGCAGCATCGAATCCAGCCTGCCCGAACTCTGAAGCCTTTTTGATTGCCGTGTCGATGACTTGGTCGGCACCCTCAAACGCTTTGGCAAATCCGTCGCCGAACCCCTGGTCGAGAACCTGCTGTTGCTCCTCCAATTTGGCCTTCAACTCGTCAAGCTGTGCCAGCCTCGCCTGCGAGTCTCCGTCAGTCGCCGATGCCACACGCTGCCGCTCACGCTCCACGGCCGCGAAGTCCTCTTCGAGTTTGCTCGCTGCGTCGCTCGTCTTGAGCAGGCTTTCGACACGCTTTCCGTCCGCTTCCGCCTGCTTCTCTGCCGCGTCGGTCGCTTCCTGCCGCAACTGTTTTTCCTTGGTCAATTCCTGGTTCAGCTTCTCCATGAAGCCGTTCATGATCTTGATTTGGTCGGCAGTCAGTTCGCCTTCCGCCGCCATCTGCGAAAACGTAGACAGCGTCCCTTGGGACTGCTGCAAGAACTCCGATGTGCCATCGGTCGCGGTCTTTAGAAACTGATCGAGGTCGGCGGTCGTGCTGGCAAGGTCAGCCTGCACCTTCACTTCGGGCAGGCGGGCGTTCTCGATGCCAGACCGCAGGCCACGAACGAACTTTTGAGCCTCACCCTCGCCAGCCGCCTCCGCATTGCCGCCGCCCGTGAAGATGCTGTTGAACGCATTGGCTGCGTTCGCCGCTGCGGCCTCCATCTCGGCCGCGTTCTTCTTCGCAGACTCCTCGGATGCGGCGGCAAGTCCCGCCCCGAACTGCTCAAGGTCACTGCTGACCCAGCTTCCGATGCCTTCCAGCACCTTGCCGAAGCCGATCAGCAGGGCGTCGATGCCGATCTGGATGACGTTGAATACCGCACGGAATCCTTCCATGCCGGTGACGAGCAACTGCCCGCCAATGCGAAACACTTCGCCAACGTCCGCGAGCGTTGTGGAAATGTCGCCAAAGTTCTGCATGAAGCTGTCAAAGATGCCAGCGAAGTAGTCGGCACCTTGCAGCAGCACGTCTGTGATCGCATTTGCGATGCCGGTTCCGCCTTGCCCCTGCGAACCCTGCCACTCCTCCACAAACTTGAGAAACTGCTCGGTGACAGCCGTGACAGCAGGAGCAAGATTGCCGACCACCTGACCGACAATGCCCTCGACCGTGGCACGCACGAGGTCAAAAGCGTCGTTCATGTCGGCGACGTTGTTGACTTGCGTCTCGCTGACGATAATGCCGAGCCGCTCTGCACGAGCCTGCAACTCCTCAATGCTCGCCGCACCTTCGCGGAACAGCGGAGCCAGTGCCGCACCCTGCTTGCCGAACAACTGGACAGCAGCGGCGGCTCGATCTGCGGCGGTCGGCAACTGTGAAATGGCATCGCCAATCGCCGCGAACTGCTGCTCAGGTGCCAACGCCTTGAGTTCAGCGACCGAAAGCCCGATGCCGCGTAGTGTCTTGTCGAACGTGTCGCCAGCGTTCGCCTTGCCGATGTTGACCGAGAGCTTTTGGATCGCAACCCCAAACGCTTCGGCATCGACACCGGCCAGTTTCGCCGCAAGCGAGTACGCCTGGAGCGATTCGACTCCGATGCCGGTGCGTGCGGAGAAGTCATTCAGCGTGTCGATGGACGAACTGACATTCGCCACAAGGCTCGTCACTTCGCTGGCGACGCGGGTGAATACTCCGCTAAGAGCCTGGAACCCGTCGATGATCGCCCGCCCGATTTGGATGCGGGAAATCGTGTTGAGGTTCTTAGCCATCCCGTCGAGTTGCGTGTCGGCCGTCTTTGCCGCCTTGCCCGTGCCGTCGAGGTCACGCTGGGCTTTCTCCATCGCGCGGTTGAACGTCTCAAGCGAGATGCGCCCGGCGTTGAATTGCTCGCGGAGTTCTGCCGTAGCCCGCTCATACCGCTGCTGCGGCGTGATGTTCGCTTCAGTGATCTGGGCGGCTCGCCGCAGCGACGCCACTTGCTTCTCAGCAGCCTCGCCGACCTTCGAAAACTCGGCAGCAAACGTGCGTGCGTCGATCTCTCCACGCTTCAAACTCGCCGTAAGGTCTTCAATCGCCTTCGACGTGTCTGCCTGGGCACGAGCAGCAGCTTCGCTCGTGCCTGCAAAGTCCGTGAACTGCTTGGTCACATCCTCGGCGTTCTTCGCCAACGCGTCCAACGCCCGCTCTACGGGTGTAAGACTCTGCCGAACGCCAGTCGCGTCCGCAGAAATCTTCATCGCCAGTGAGAGCACGTTCGCCATCAGTCGAATCCAAGCTGTTTCTTCAAGTCCAAAATCACGTCGCGGGCCTGCACCTCGTGCTGCGGGGCTTCTTCGACCGGGATGAAGTCGCTAGCTCGCGGTGCCTTGCCCTTCTCGCTGTACGGAGCCAGGATCGCCGAGACAGTCAGGCCCGTTTCGGCCCAACTGTCAGGGATCGCGTGGTAGTACCGCGTGAAAGCCATCCACTCGCCAAGCTCGCGCGACGACATACGCCGCTCGATCTCGCTTACCGTCATGCCAAGATGCCCCGCCAGACGAAACAGGAACCGTCGCGTCGGGCGGATGTTCAGTTTTTTGCCAGTTCCTCCACGTCGCTTTCGCTCATCGCGTTGTGCTTCATCGCCTTGTCGAACAGCTTCGACACGACCTTCGCCGACTTGCCCGCCAGTTCCTCGACCTTCTCGTCGCTGAACAGCCGCGCGCCGGTCTCGGGATGGCAGAGGCAGCGGGCGAGGAACTTCGTGCGGAAGTTGTCGATGCCCGTTTCCCGCTTGCCGATCCATTCCCGCTCGTAGGCGTCACGCTCGCCGACCGTCATCACGCGGATGCCGAGCGTCTCGCCACCCCACTCCTTGACCGTGACCTTGAGGATGCCCAGGTCGTCGGCCGCCAGAATCTTTGCCGCGAGTTCTTCAACTGTCAGTGCCATGCTTGCTTCACTCCTTGACAATGCGAAAGACGCCTTTGAACCGATACACGTCGTTCACCTTGCCACTGATGTCAAGCGTCTGGCAGATGGCTTTCGTGGTGAGAGTGAGCCCGCCACCGGAGAAGGAGAGTTCGCCCTTCGTGCCGTACTGGCTCAGGCTCATCGTCGAGGTCGTGGCAGCCGTCGAGAGACTCGCCAGTTCGACGGT